CTGCTCCAAATGGTGCATGTAACGCTTTTGGGCAATTAAGTCCACACGTTCCACATGCCATCATTAATTTTTGGTCTAAAGTGAGTTCACGGAGAGTTGGGTAAGAGTACCCGTGTATCAAGTTTTTACAACCCAATAGCACTCTGTAGGCAGTATCCCTTCTGGGGATCCAAAGACTGTCGAAGCCCTTATCAAAGTGCTTCTTGTCCTTGAGCCATGCAAGCTTTCCTTTAGCCAGGGAATCTTCGAAAAGAACCCTACGTCTTTCTCCTTCCCCCATCTGGTTCCACTGTTTTAGTGCGTTCCAGCCGGTGATAGGTTTGTACGGGTCTGCCCTAAGCACAAACGCTTCGGGAGTTTCCCACAAATCAGTACAATTTGTACAAGGAAGAGAGGACGTCATCCCCGGTTCCTTCTCACGGATGTATTCCGTAAGAAAGCCCCTAACAGCATACTCGCTGTAGAGGGTGTGTTGGAGATCAAGTAATGAAACGATCCCTTCCACTGAATCTGGGTCGATCTGTGAACGAGGCCATTTCTTACCAGACACGTCGGAACCCTCATAAGCCTCAACACCGCATGATTCGCGGAAATTGGCAGGGCCCCAAAAGCTTTTGGATTCACCTACGGTGATACCTAAGCGGCTTGCTAAATCCACATAGAACTCGACAACGCGCGAGTCTAGGAACAAGTCATCACCACAAGTAAATGGTTTCAGACACGGCTCCTCATCCTCCCCCAACAAAGCGTCCACCTTTTCGGTGGCAAAGTCTGCAAGGTAGAGGAAGTTGTAAGATTCATGCAAATAAGTGTACGGGTGTCCCGACGTAAACCAGATATTATTTCTTCTGATTACACCCGTCTCGCGGTCGATGAGATACTTACTACGTAAGCACTCGCAATGTTTAACATAATTGATAGGCATGAGCGTAGCTATTATACTATACCCATGACTGTCTGAAGCATTGCTGTGATCTATGGTTGCATAACGATGATCAATCGATGCCACCTGGGCCGCAAGAGCATTAATGCGTTGTTCCTTGTACGTTATACGATCTGCATAATGTAGATCAGTATGCAATTCAAGGAGTTTCCTTCCCGCATTCGCGAAGAAGTTGATTTTGACATTAGCAATACCAATGATTCTCTTCTTGCTTAAGGATTTCTCCACAGCTTGAATAAGATCACCCGTCAATCCATCATCTCTCTGAGTAGGGATAATGTCTTCTAGCGAAGTGTTACTAACATCAGTGTGACCGGTGGGAAACATACGATCACTGTCGAGATAGGCGATGTGTCTGCAAAGGTACTCAACCTTGGAATAGAGAGCTTTAACAGTACCACTTTTAGAAAGGTGTGTCGTTATAATTCTCCCATCTTCCGACACTGTAAGGTCAATGTCATTGGCCGCACCATTCGAAAACCATCCTGCACGTGCGAGGTATTCCTCGTCATCATAAGGATAATCTTCTATCCACGACCAACGTTCTTCAAAGTAGCGTCTCAGTTCATAACCCATAGAGGTTTGAGCGAAAGGTGTGTTAGACCATGTGTGCTCACCTAAATACTTATTTAGGGCATAGAAACTATTGAGTGCTTCCGCGGCTAACTTATCCGAATCTTTCAAGCAGACTCTCTTCAGGAACCTTAACACAAAGAGACACCTCTGCATCTCTGGTAAAGCTCTATCGAGAAGAATTTGCAAGAGATGTACCCATATAGGGTCATACTCGAACTCTTGCTCATGCAAGAGTTTATCAGCAATTGTATCGTCCCTCTTTATTGTAGAGGTAAGTCCATCACTAATCATCTCTGCCTTCACCTGTTGAC